GTCTAAACTCCCACCAGAAGATATTCCTCCTGAGCATTCGGGTGATGCCTGGAAATACAGTGATGATGTGATGGACCATTTCCACGAAGTCGATGCCTGTCTCAGGGCTAGGCAGAGGGTCCATTTTCTCACCAAGGCAGTTTGTAAAGATGAAGTACACACCAAACCGGAGAAATGTAGAATCATATATGTGGGCTCAACAGGTATGACTATGATTGGCCGGAAGTATTTCCTGCCACTCGGCAGATTTCTACAATACAACACCACCCAAAGTGAATGTTGTGTTGGCCTCAACTGCTTCGGCCCAGAAGCAGAGGCTATATATCAACACATGAAGAAGTTCGGTGCCGACAGGATCATCGCCGGAGACTTCTCAAAGTATGATGCCAAACTTCCATCTTCGGTCATTCGAGCATCGTTGAATGTGCTCATAACACTTGCCAAGAATTGTCCCGGTTATTCTCCAGATGATATTGCAGCCATGGAAACGTTTCTTCTTGAGATGACCAACGCCACCATTGACTATTTTGGTGATGTGTTTGACCTTACTTCTGGTGTGGGTATATCCGGTCACACTCTGACAGCATTCTTGAATGGTATTGGAAATTCCCTTCTCCTACGATGTGTCTACTTCACTGTTAGGCCCGCAAGTTGTACTAGAACATTTCAGGAGAATGTGGCACTCTTGACTTATGGTGATGACAATGAAGGGTCTGTTTCCCCTGAATGTGACTATTTTGACATGAAAGTCATAAGTCGCGTGTTGGCGACTCGTGGTATCACATACACCACTCCAAACAAGCAGAACATAGACTCCCCATTCTTTCCATTTGAAGAAGCCGACTTTTTGAAACGAAATTTTACGCGCGACCACGAATTGGGTGTACATGTGGGTGCCTTGGATCCTGTTTCCATCTTCAAGCCTCTTCATATGATCAATTTCAACCCTGACGCGTTTTCTACCCCGGAGATGATGGGTGCCCATTTGATGAACTCCGCGCTTGATGAGTTCTTTAATCATGGGCGAGCAGCATATGATCGGAGGCAGCAAGAGTTCCTCCAGGTGTTCGAGCGCTTAGGTATAGATCCTTTTGGAAATGTGCTTGTCGACTTCGATACCAAATTGGGGAATTGGCATATTAAATACGGTGAGCAACTCGCTGTACTGAAAAACCATTCCTCCCAAACCGTGACTGTTGCAGTCACATCCACTCCCCCTTAAATGGGGCCTTGGTCGGAGACCCTAGAGTAGATTCTCAAGTTAGGCAAAATCATCAATGCGAGCAGATTACAAGCTTCCTCCATTCCACGTTTAGAGGATTGCGTGCACTCGTATATACACAACGTGAAGAACCGGATGTAGATTGAGTATCCTACTTCCACTATGGTTAAATTTACTTACCAATAAAATAAACACAAA